CGGTGAGCGCACCAGTGGCCCGCCATCCCACCCACGCGGCGGCCGTCGTGGAGTCGGTGTTCCCGACTGCCGCACCTACCGTGATCTTCACCATCCCGGACGGGGGGACCGTCACGGACGCGGCCGGCCAGTCGGTGGTCGTGAAGTTCGTGAACGCGCTGAGCGGGGACGTGGGTGGCTGGTTGACCTGGTCGGTCACCACCGGTCGCAGCACCTCCCGGATCTTCCTGGACGGCCCGGCCAGGGTCCCGACGTACAGGTCGTCGGTGTCGGTGCGGTACTGCATCTGCCCGGGGTGCATGCGGTTCGGGGCGATCGACGACGACACGGGCAGGATCCCGCCGAGACCGACGCTGAAGTTGCGGACGTCGCCGATGTTCGCGGCGGCCACCGACGTCTGGGCCGGGCCGATCGACAGGTCCGCGAGGAGCGAGCAGTTCGGCGGCAGGGACGGGCGGGCAGCAGCACCGGCCGACGCGGCGTACGTGCCCTGGATGATTTCCAGGCGCCACTCGGATACGGACCCGGCGGTCTCCTGGTCGTAGACGCTCGCCACGACACAGTCCTTGCGGTACTGGCCCGTACCCCCTGCGGTCGCCACGTTCAGCGTCCGGTCAGCGTCGTTCACGCAGATATAGGTCCCGAGCCCGCCGGCGTCGTGGTTGTCGATGAAGCAGAATCCGGCGCTGACGATCACCGTCATGTTCGGGGTGGCCGCGGCACGCACCTTCAACTGGTAGTTCTGGTAGCTCGGCTTGACGCCCTGCCGGATCCGCATCGGTGTCGACTCGTCCACCGCGAACCCCGGGTACGAGAGCAGCGCGGACAGGATGAGCCGGTCCGTACGCGCCGGATAGCTGCCAGCCTGCATCCATGCGGGTGGGTTGATCTCTGCCATGGTGGCCTCCTTACAGGCTGGTATCGCGCCAGGTCAGGGTGAGTAGAGACGGTTGCCCGGGAGACCCCGGAAGAGCACTGCCCCGGTACGCGATCTCATTCGCCCCGGGCTGGAGCAGTGGCCACTGGGCGCCGGCACGCACCCACGACCGGCGCGGCGACGACCCGTTCAGGAGGACCGCGCGGGTGCGGGTGTCGATGATCAGCCACTCGCCCTCGCCGAGAGACGCATCGATCGTCAGCCCGGACCCCGTGTTGACCTGCTCGATTGACGGGTTCGCGACCGGCCCGTCCAGCCGCAGCAGCGGGTATGCGGGAGACGCACCCCCGTTGAACGCCGAAATCCGCCCCGACTGGCCTGCCGCCCCGTACGCCCGCGGGTACACCATCGGGTACGTGCGCCCGGCGGCCGGGGAGTAAGCGGTCGTAGACGCCGAGTACTCGGTGAGCCCGTAAAGGTAGGGGTCGGCGCAGTACCACTCCAGGGCTGCGGTGCCGGTGGACCACAGATACTCCGCGTCGTACGGGATGTTGCGGCGGCGGATCTTCCCGTAGACGAGCGTGTCCTGGTCGAGGAGCTGCACCGCGGCAGGCTGTCGTTGCGGCTGCGTTGCCGCACGCAAGGCGATCACCAGGTCGCGGAGTTCGTCCGGTGAGTCTGCGCGCAGGCCGAGACCGAGTTGGATCGTGCGGGGCCCGGTGTAGTCGGGGCCGGTGTAGTCGCCGTTCTGGCCGGGGCGTTCGGTGTCCTCCGACCGGATGTTGGGGAGGTCGTCGAGGCCGTCGATCGCGGTGACGTGGTACCGGGACCCGGGGCCAAAGGTGAGGTCGCCCCACTGGATGCGGCCGATGCGCTGCTGTGCCACGGTCATCAGCCCTTTCGTCCGGCGACGAGGCCACGCCAGGACAGTTCGTGGACCAGTTCCTCTGGTGTGGCCCGCGTGCCGTGCATGGCGATGTTGTAGGTGTCGCCCGCACGGCCCTGTGTGCCCGCGTAGGCGGCTGACAGGGCGCCCGGAGCGGGGATGCTGGGGCGGACCGACGCGACGGTCTGGGCGGCCGTGACAGCAGCACCAGCCACCGACGCGGCAGACCGCACGACCTTCGCGCGCATCGCCTCGAAGCCCTGCGGCATCCCCGCCATAGCCAGCTGTGCGACCGCCCGGAGCTTCCGGCTCGGCGAGTGCATGTCGAGCGCCTTCTTGATCGCCTTGACCATGGCCGTGGCGATCTTTGCCATCTGCTTCTCGATCGCGCCCTGCCGGGACTTCAGCCCGTCCACGAGACCCTGCGCCGCCTTCACCCCGGAGTCGTACAAGGCGCCAGCCACCCCGGCCCCAGTAGACGTAGCCGTCGCCGCGAGCTGCGCTTGCAGGTCGTTGATCCGCTTCAGCTCAGCCGGTGTCGCCTTTGCCAGCGCCGCAGCCGTAGCCGCGCCGCCGTCGACCCCGGCGTTCCCGATGTCGCCGAGGATGTCGGCCCGAAGACCGGACTTCTTGAGCTTCGCCATGTTCGCCGCGAACTCCTGCGTGCGCTTCACCGCCTGCTGGAGCCCGATGGTGATCGCGGCGACACTGTTGACCAGCGGGTTGCCGGTGGTGATGTTCGCGTCGCTGAGGATCCCGTCGCGGATGTCCGCCGCCGCCTTGGCCCTGGCCTTGACCGCGTCGTCCAACTTCTTCTGTGCGTCCTTCAGCCGGGTGGCGATGATGTCCCGCGACCGGGCCAGCCCGTCCAGCAGCTTGTTGTCCCGGCCGACCCGCTTGAGCAGGGAGCCGAGCCCGGACACCTTGTGCTTGTTCCCGGCGTTCACCGAGATGGCCCGCTCGATCAGGTTCGTGATGCTGGTCAGCTTCGAGCGGAGTGACGCGGTCGACGCGTCGATCCCAGCGACGAGGCCCTTGATGATGCTCTTACCGGCCGGGGTGAGGAGCGCGGCGTCCTTGCGCTTCGGGCCCTTCCAGTCGGGGATCTTCGCCGTGATGCTGTTCAGCGTCCCGGACAGGGACGGGATCATCGAGGTGATCCCGTTGATCAGCCCCTGCATGATCAGACGTCCGGCGTTGCTCAGGATCGACGACGGCGACGGCAGGGCCCCACGGATCCGGCCCGGGAGCTCCGCGATCCGCGCTCCGGTCTGAAGGATCATCGTCTGGATCTGGGCGACGAACCCGGCCGCCATGCGCTTCCCGGCGGCCGGGATCTCGGTGACCATCGCGCCCACCGTGCGCACCGCGGTGGCCTTCATGTTGGTGAACGCCGTGCCGGAGTCGCGTTGCAGGTTTGTCGTCATCGTCGCGGCGCCGCGCATCGCCCCGGTGAAGTCGCCGTTCAGCAGGGCGGCGATCGTCTGGAGCGCGGGCACCGCATAGTCGGTGATGAATTTCGCCAGGGTCATCAGAGCGCCGGTCGCGAACCGGAGCACGATGTCGATGACGGGCTGGATCGCGGGCAGCACCTGAGACAGGAACACCGCCGCGAACATGACCAGCTGCCCAATGATCGGGGCCAGCGCCACAGCCAGCTCAGCAAAGGCGAGACCCAGCTGAGTCAGGGACGGGGTCAGCTGCACCAGGACGTTCGTGATCTGCGGGAGCACCTCGGAGGCCAGGTTCACGAACTGCGGCAGGATTGCCTCAAGGACCGGGCCCAGCGCGGCAAGGAGCGGCACCAGCTGCGCGGCCAGGTTGTCGGCCAGCGCCTGAATGGTCGGGGCCAGCTCAGCGAAGATCTGACCCAGCGAGGTGAACAGCGGTACGAGGGCAGGCAGGACAGCGGCAATCAGCTGGCCGCCGACCTCCACCAGCGGGAGCAGCGCCACGACCAGCGACCCGACGGCAGTAGCGGCCGAGGACAGAACCGGGCCGAGCGCTGTCAGGATCTTGCTCAGCGCCCCGCCGAGCACTCGCACCAGCTCCTGCGCCGGCGGCGCCAGGGCCTCGATGACCGGGCCCAGGACGGCCAGGGCCTGTCCGAGGAGCGGGCCCACCGTGGACGCGACGACGCCCATGGTCTGCGACAGGGCAGCCAGCGCCCGTTGGAACCCGGCGGACGCGGTCGCCTCACGCAGGGACGCGGTGATCGTCTCCAGGGTGGAGAACAGGCCCTGCCCGTCGCTGGTGAGCCCACCGAACACGTTGCGGAGGATGCCGCCCACGTTGCCCATGACACGGCCGAGCTGCGCGAACAGGTCGATCGCCTGCTCGATCGCCCGTTCCATGCCGCCGGACTCGAATGCGCCGGTGAGCTTCTCTGCCAGGCGGTCCAGCGCAGACCCGCCGGCCGCCGACAGCCGGGCGAACGCGGGGGCTGCGGCGGCGCCGATCTGGCCGAGCGCGGTGACGATCTGCCCCGGTGCCCGGCGGAACTCGGCGAGCCCTGTGGTGGCCCCGTCCAGCGCGGCGCCGAGGGTGCCGTCGCGGGCGAGGCTGCGGGCCGCGGCGAACACGCCCTTGGCCATGCCGTTGAGCGTGTAGGCCGTGGAGTTGAGGGCGGCCCGCAGTTCGGGCAGCGCGGCTTTCGCGGTGGACCGGAGTTGTGTGTCGAGCCCGGCGAAGACCTTGTCCTGCACGGTTTTGCGGATCCTGTCGAGGGCGGGCTGCGCCCTCCGGATCTCCTGCACGAACGACCTGGCGTTCGGGCTGAGTTTCTTCAGCGCCTCCGCATACGCCTCTGGGTCCGACGGGTCCAGGGCCGCGGTCACCGCGTCCTCTACACCGACCATCGCCAGCTTGATCGTGCCCGTCGCGAGCTTCACCGCGAGGAGCCCGGACACCGCCACCGCAGCGGCCGGGGCAATCTGCGCCAGAGCAGTGACGAGACCAGCCACCAGCGGCACCAGCGACCCGACTGCCGCACCGGCAGCCGCAAACGGGGCGGCCAGCCGGGACAGCCCGCCGATCAGCGATCCGACGCGTGCCAGCCCCGCGCGGAGCCCGTCCGTGTCCAGACTCCGCAACCGGGCGTTGGCGTCCCGGACAAGGTTGCTGATCTGCCGGCGGGTCACCGCCTGCGCGAACCGAAGCCCCTCGATGAGGCCGGAGAGATCCAGGCGCACGCGTCCGGTGAGGTCCGGGTCATCGGCCATGGGTCACCTCCTGGTCACATTGCGGCGAGGCTGATCAGCCCGGGGCCGGTATCGGTGGGTTGCTGGGTGCCGCCTGCGGTGCCTGCGGCATAGCGGTGCTGGTCGGCGAGGACCAGCAGCTGTGCGAGGGTCAGACGCCAGAAGGCGTCATCGGTGCGGCCGAGGGTGACGGTGCCGAGGTAATAGAGCTCGTCCCACGGAAGGTGTCCGGGAGCGTCACGTCGGTGATGGGCCCCACGGGGGCCTGTGCTTCCCCCTGAGGGAACGCCTCCGCGAAGGCGTTGCTGAGTGCGTCGATGGCGGGCTCCAGCTGCGCCAGGTCCAGAAGGTGCCCGAGCTCCACCCGGTCGGCCTGGCGGACGTACCGGATACCGGTGACCTCGCGCACGTCCCGGGACGTCTTGCGGCCGTCGGGGTGCTCGGTGCGCTCGGTCACGGTCCGCTCGGTGCGGTGCTGGACGAACCCGGAGCCGAGGAGCCCGGCGCCGAGGATCTCCAGGAGGGACCCCATGATCGGGCGGTCCATGCCGGTGCTGCTGGACTCGATGTCACCGAACGCGGTGAGGATGCCGTCGATGCTGCCGTACCGCTCTTCGAGGGTGGCGAGAGACGCGAGGCTGTACCGCACGGTGGCGGTGGTGCCGTCGGCGAACTCGACGGTGCGTCCGCGTGCGGTCAGGGGTGCGGGGCTGGTCACAGGTGGCTCCTGGGTAAG